TCAAGGTATTCAAGGCTTCCAAGGCTGGCAGGGTACACAAGGAACTCAAGGAGTCCAAGGACTTCAGGGGACACAAGGTATTCAAGGTCGTGATGGCCAAGATGCAAATATGCAAGGTGCACAGGGTGTCCAAGGCACACAAGGTTTTCAGGGATATTTTGGACAGACTGGTCCTCAAGGTACAGATGGTGCAGATGCTCAAGGCATCCAAGGTATTCAGGGTTGGCAGGGTACAGACGGTGTAGATGGAGATCCCGGCCTTCAAGGTGCGCAAGGTTTGCAGGGTGAGCTCGGTTTCCAAGGTCCTGCTGGTAACGCACAAGGTGTACAAGGTCCAGAAGGTTTTCCTGGCCAGCCTGGACCACCCGGCCCACAAGGTATTCAAGGACCTGCAGCAGCTATGCAAGGTATGCAAGGTCATCAAGGTATTCAAGGTGATACTGGCTCCGGACTTCAAGGCATTCAAGGTATGCAAGGCTTCCAAGGACAAGAAGGTCCTGGCGGTAATGCTGGTAATCAAGGTATTCAGGGGCCTGGTGGTGAAGCGAGTTTCCAAGGGATGCAGGGTACTACTGGTATAGGTGTTCAAGGTCTCCAAGGTAATGATGGTTTCCAAGGTCCTGCAGGTTCTATTCAAGGTGTGCAAGGTTTCCAAGGAATCGGATTGCAAGGTCCTGCAGGTGCAGGCTCTCAAGGTATCCAAGGTATCCAAGGCTTTATTGGAGCCGGTGGTACTGGTCCACAAGGTATTCAGGGTAGTGATGGTTCGCCGGGTGCGGCATCTACTGTGCCGGGTCCACAAGGTTTTCAAGGATTGCAAGGTGCAGGCGGTACTCCTGGCACTAATGGTCAACCCGGCCCACAAGGTATTCAGGGTACTGACGCGACAGGTACTCAAGGTTTCCAAGGTCCTGCTGGATCGAGTGGTGGAGAAGGCTTGCAAGGTAGCGATGGTATTCAAGGTATTCAAGGATCTCTTGGAATAGACGGGGCTCAAGGTATTCAAGGTATAGCAGGATCTCTGCAAGGTATTCAAGGTGCTGATGGCGCGCCGGGCGTAGGAAATCAAGGTGTTCAAGGTTTCACGGGTATTCAAGGTGCTGACGGCGGCGGTGGTGGCGCTTCTTCTGCAGATTACACGTTTACTGGTACAAATTTTGATACAACACTTACCAAAGTTGATCCAACTGCCGCAAGAACTATTACACTTCCAGACACAAATGGTACAGTAGTTACTTCCAGTAGCAGTGGTCTAGTTCAAGTAGTTTCAGCATTTCAAGAATATCCGCAACTTTATCTTGCACATAGCGGCACTAGTTTCGCATCAGATGGTGCAAATATTAGATTCATAAAGGCAGGTCTTACAAGCCACACGACGAGCAGGTTAGGCGCACTTTCATTTGAAGGTAGAGATTCTAGTAACTTTTTACATCAATATGGTGTGTTCTCTCATTGGCTTCATGATAATACGGCCGGAGCTGAAGAAAGTGAATTTAGATTCTTAGCGTTTAGAAACGGTGTATCAAATGAATTCTTAGCAATAAACAGAGAAGGTAGTAATGATGTAAGACTTGGCTCAACAGTTAACCTTGATATGAATGGTAACGATATTATTGATACGCCGTTAATCACATCTACTGGAGCACTAGAGTTAACATCTGCTGCAAGCAGTAATATAATATTAGATTCGGCCGCAGACATAAGATTGGAGCCCGGTGTTGGCGCTCACATTGAACATATCGGTCCTACCACAGATCATTATTACAGTCTTGGTGGTATGAGTGGAAGTAGAACTATAGACCTTGAGGAAAGTAACTATTTTGCGGGTTCTTTACTTAGTACTGTAAACTTATCATTTATAAATGAATCTGCTACTTCAAACCAAGTGAATTGGTTCGTTTTGACGCTGACCAAAGTAACGAGTTCAGGCATTTCGATTACTTGGCCTAGTGAAGTAGATTGGCCTGGCGGCACAGCCCCGCCTGTTATGGGAACAAATGAAACAGATGCATACGCATTTTTTACAACTAACGGTGGAACAAGTTGGCTTGGTTTCCACGTTGGAGATAATATGGTATGAGTAGTATTATTGTTGGTTTGACAGCGGCCAGCGCCGGTGAGCCAGAACCTTTTGATGTAGATATTTCAACAATTTCCTATGACGCAACTGTTGTACCAATGGTTCAGTCTATTGTGCCTAGTGGTTACGAAGGCATGTCAGATAGTAATGTTTATGGCGGCCAGCCGTATCCCGAAAATATGCAAAACTCTCGAGATGGTAGAGGAATCACTGTTGGGCAGGGCCAAAATGCTAACTATATTTGTTGGGAAATGCTTTGGGGTGGCGGCAAATGGGCAGCTGGAAATACTGAACTTTTTGAAACTTCTTATGGGCTTGATGCGCCAAGTTTTACTTCTGCTCACGGTGGATGGAATTGGATAGATTCAAATAATTGTGTTATATACCAAGATAATACTTTTGACGATCATGTATTTGAAAAATACACAGTTTCTACACCGTATGATATATCAACAAGAAGTTTTAATGAAGTTTCAGGACAAAAATGGCAGGCTAATACCACACATTGGCACACAACGGCAGCGCAGAGTTTCTTTGGGGATGATACTGGTTCATTTGTAATTTTGGCTGATAAAGACGGCCTCTACAAATATAACTTATCAACTGCTTGGGATATCAGTACAATGCCCGCGGTGCCAAATGAATACTATCAAGAAAATGGCTCAGGTAATCAAATGTTAAATTGTGTCTTTATAAACAAAGGAGGCACTGACTTATTTTATACCGATAGTTTAACTGACCAAGATATTCATCATAAAAGGATGGATCCTCCTTGGGATCTAACTTCTCTTGTGTCAGCTACTAAAACTACTTACGATCAAGCAACATATAATCTTATTACTTGTGATGCAAATGCTCCAAAAAATATGGGAAATAGCAAACTTGTTGGGATGGTTTGGAATGAATTTGTAAATAGGGATAGCCATAATGTTGATGTAAGCAGAAATTCTTATAACAGCGTAAGTTTAACTGGAACCGGTACTTGGAATGGTGGAGTTACTTATAACGGTGGATCTGAAGGATCATTTCTTAGATTTAACGAATATGGAACATATTGCATAGTATTAGCCGGAGATGATGCTCCTACAAGACTAGATCTTTCTACACCTTGGGATATTAGTACTGCTGCCTACAACAGCTCTAGAACTATGAGCCCAACTCTAAATACTTTAACATCAACGACGGCAGATATATCTGATTTTATTATAAATCAGGAAGGCACTCGCGCATTTGTTTTATCTGAAAATATTTCACCAGACACCATTTATCAAATAGATTTTTCTACAGCATGGGATTTGACAACAGCGTCGTATAGTAGCGTATCGATTGTTCCTAATACATTGATCGGCGTGTCTAGAGCGTGGCACAGTCTTGCTATCTCTCAGGATGGAACAAAACTATATATTTCAGAAACAACTGCAGGAAAAATATATCAAGTTAATCTGTCAACAGGTTGGGATCTTTCAACTGCTACATTCACTAGTGGTGACGATATGACTCAGACAACGTCAGGAAGTCCTTCGCACACAAAAGAAAGTTTTCCTCAAATATATGTAAACGAAACTGGTGATTTTCTAACAATTGCTGGAAAAACCACAGAAACTATCTTTCAATATGATTTAACTAATGGCGCAATTAATACTGCATCATATACCGGAAAATCTTATGATTTAACAGCTATCAATGCAAACATGGAATGCAGAGGATGTAATTTTAATATTGATGGCCAACACATTTACGTTATAGATAATGATTTTAATCTAGGTTCTGCAGGTCCAACATATTATCAGATTCAAAGCGGCGGCGCGGCTTCGGCGAACACTTCAGTGTGGGATGGAAGAGGAACCTTCGGTGATCCTGCTGGAAAGTATGTTTTGCTTAATAATGGTGATGGCATGCACAATATGATGAGAATGTGTACTGCATCGCCAGGAAACACATATGGCTTCGCTGGAATGGATTTTCCACTCTACAATCCAAGCGGAGTAGGATACGGAGTACTCGTAGATCCTGACACTAACGCAGCGAGTGATGTCAGATACGCTAAAAATTATAATTGTAGATATACATCACATTGGTTTTTTCCCACATATCCAGATGAAACAGGAGACGAAGAGTATCTTATGCATATGGCTGCTGATACAGGCACCCAGCTTCAGTTAGATAGTTGGAGACTACAAAGTCCTGGCAATATTCAATCAGTTACATTTAACGGTATTCGTCAGCAGTTCAACAGCAGTACTTACGACGACGGTGTTGCGGGTATAGATATTACTCCAAGTGGTTATATGATGACTATCAAAGAAACTGGATCAGGAGCTTCGCAACAGTTATCATTAGAATATTTTAGTATTACCTCTATTTCTAGCACTTCCGATTTTTCTGGACCAAGCTCTACATATAATATTACTACTTGGTGCAGAAACACTGATGGATTTACTGATACTATTGATTTAAGTACTCAATTTATACGACCGCATGGAATCAAAACCCGAAAAGCAGCACATTGGGAATCTGGACTTTCGGGGCAAAGACGTTTATTTGCATTATTTGATAACAACCGAGTAACAGGTTTAACTAACTCGTACGTAATGAGAATGGCAACAGCTACATCGTCGGTGGTCAACACTACTGCAAGCGCATGGACTTTTCAAACGGGAGCAAATTATCTTTGGGAAGTTCCAATGGGCTCACCAGGAAGTGGTCTCGATGAGACATATCCTAATATCAATGGATGGGATGTCTCATCTGATGGATCTATTATTCTCATTTTAACAGATAAAAAGCTTTATAAGTTTACTGTGACAAGTCCTTGGAACTTAGGTAACAGCAACATTGTTTTCGATAGCTCGGTAGCTATTCCTCTTGTAGGTAACTCGATTGCTAGAGGAATGTGGTTAAGTCATGATGGAACCAAACTTTATGTTGTAGATAATAACTCTCTTTTCTATCAGTATAGCTTTTCGTAGGAGACAAAAAATGGAATTAGCAAAAGTAAATGAAGATGGCACATTAGTTTGGCCTTATACATTTAAAGATTTAAGATCTGATAACTCAAATGTGAGTTTTCCAAAAGACTCAGAAATGGACGCAGAATTTCTTTTGAATTGGAATGTATATCCTGTGATCTCTACTCCTGAACCAGAATATAATCCAGAAACTCAATACGTGTCAAGTGCAACACCTGTTAAAACTGAGGCAGGCGTAGAAGGAAGATGGAATGTTCGAGAGATTTCTCAAGATCGGTTAGAAGAAAACATAAGATCTATGAGAGATACTCTGCTACAGCAAACTGATGTTCATATTTTAAGAGCATATGAGGCAGGTGAATCACCACCCGCAGATTGGGTTGCTTATAGAACAGCACTCAGAGACATTCCAGCGCAAGAAGGCTTTCCAACAAATGTGACTTGGCCAACACAACCTAGTTGACATTAGTTCAATATGTGTTATAATTGAATTAAGTTCATAAAAAGGATATATTATGTTTACACATGTTGAGCACGGTATTGTGCTTCCAAAATTAACAAGAGAGACTACTGAGAGTGGGCGCAAGTATTTTACACCAGAAGGAAATGCGTATCCATCGATTACAACAGTTCTGAGTATTCTTAGCAAACAAGCAATTATGGAATGGCGAAAGCGTGTTGGTGAAGAAGAAGCAAATAAGATTTCTCGCCAAGCAGCAACTCGTGGTACCGCAGTACACTCTTTAGCAGAAGATTATCTTAATAATAATGAGGATTGGAACAAGGGTGCGATGCCAGCCAATCTAGCATCTTTTAATGATATTCGACCAATCCTTGATGAGCATGTAGATAACGTGTGGATGCAAGAACAGTTTCTTTACAGTGACAAATTAAAGTGTGCTGGTCAGGTTGACTGTATTGCAGAGTATGATAACAAACTATCTATTATTGATTTTAAAACATCTCGTCGTGTAAAGAAGAAAGAGGATATCACAAGCTACTTTATTCAGATGGCCTTCTATGCTGCAGCATTTTATGAAAGAACAGGTATTCCTATTCGACAAGGTGTAATCATTATGGCAGTAGATGGTAATGAACCACTCGTGTTCAAAGAAAATACCTATGATTACTTAGAACACTTTCAATCCGTAAGAAAAAAATACAAAGAAATATACGAAAAGGGTTGACATTCGTTTTGAAACATGATATACTGTGTTCCTAACAATGGAGACCGACATGATTTTTTACACTGACACTGGGCCTAAATCTGACTTTGATCCTAATCTAATCAACCGGCTTAACCCAAACACTATGTACATCAAACATCTTGAAAATCTCTTCTACCTCAAATTCCTCGAACTAAAATCTGACAATATGGTAGAACGGCATCAGGCCAAAAAGGAAATTGAGATTTGTAACAAAAAACTAAAATTCTGGGAACGGAAAATCACTAACCAGGATCTTATCGACAATAAACTATCGGAACTTAAAAAAATCTGGAGCTTATAATATGGCATATCTTATCGAACTTGATATTTCTCACGAAGCAACTCATGAAGAAGTTGTACAATTTGCTCACGATCAAGGTTGTACCGTACTCGGTAAAATCGAACATGGTCCAGCTGGCGGCAATCCACTATACACATTTGGTGCCGATTCTAAACAAAAATTAATCGGCCTTGCTCAAGAATGTTATGGAACTACTCTTGACGAAGAGTTTATCAAAACAAAAATTATCGATGTTGCAAAATCGATTGGGAGGATCCACGCTTGACACCAGTAGAAATTGCAGAATACAAACAAAGATGGATGCCGGGCTACTCCGTTCGGCTCCATAGCGATCTGAGATCAGCTGGAAAAGATTGGTGTAAGCAGCTTTATAAGCATGAATGGAACCATCACAAATTCACCAATGTTTATGAAGATACTTTTTATTTTGAAAATGCACATGCTGGTCAAAATTTTGAGCACGAATTTGATATTTGGGTACAAAAAAATTAAAATAAAATGAAAAAAAGGGTTGACATTTCTTCTTGAAAGTACTATATTATTAATATAGGAAATTGGAAAGGACTACATCATGGGTACCAAATTCGCAAAAGATCAGTTCACTTGGGACGGTATGTATCTTATGTATCGCGGCCGTCACACTGGCTCTCGTAACATGGAAGAAGTTCATCCCAACTGCCATCCTTCTTGGATCGGCCAGCCAAAGCCTGAGTTTATCGCTCGTTTCAAATATGGTTCTAAGCCTTGGAAATCTTGGGTCAAGTGCCTTTGCGAAAACTATACAGTTGAGTCTTACCTTGCTGAATGTAAGGAAACAAATCCCCTAGTTGCAGTTCAAAAAGTTGGTTATTCTGGAAAAGGACGTTACTAATGGTTGACATCTTTGAAGATATTGATATAATGGAATCAGCTCTGGTCGCCTTCGCTGAAGGCGCATCAGACGAGAAGTTTGCTGCACTCCACTCGCTGGAAAAGCTTCTTCTTAAAAAGAAAGATATTATTGCTCAGTTCGAAATGGAGGTAAATAATGACGAGAGATTGGGGTAGTCACCTTGGATTTGGTCTTGCCATTGGTCTTATGACTTTTGTCTTTACCTACGCTATGCTAACCGCGGCTGCTTTACCTGATGTTTGGTTTAGCTATGAAACTCAAGAATGCGTTAAAGTCCTTAACTATGAAGAGGACGATAACTATTCTTGTGAAAATCTGCCACCTCGGTATTATCATGTATGGGTTAAGTAAATGAATATATTTGTCCTTGATGAGAGTCCAGTCGTATCGGCTCAAATGATGTGCGACAAACATATTCCAAAGATGATCGTGGAAGCAGCTCAAATGCTTTCCACGGCCCATCGTATGCTTGACGGTTATACTGAGAAACGACCTTCAAAATCAGGCAAGCGTATGATTAACTATTGGGTTCATCCAAACAATAATCTAGAAGCTTCTCTGTACAAGGCTGTTCATCACGGCCATCCATGCACTAAATGGACTATGGAATCAAAAGCAAACTATGATTGGCACTATGACCACTTTGTAGCCCTCTGTGATGAATTTAAATACCGCTTTGGTAAGCCACATATGACCTCTGAGAAGCTCACAGAAACACTCCAGAGGGCTCCAGATAACATACCTGATATCCCTATGACGCCATTTGCTCAAGCTATGAGCCATTATCCAGAGTGTATAGTTGAAGGCGATGCAATACAAGCATATAGAAATTACTATCATATTGCTAAGCCATTTGCTAAGTGGACAAAGGGGCGGGCTGCACCTTCTTGGTGGGAAGGCTACAAAGGTCTCGCAGCATAAATAAAAGCATGAGATACATAATTGTAGATCCCGAAGAGGGAATATTCTTAGGCACTAGAGGAGATCCGGATCGTAGAAGGATTGGCATGATCTTCTCTAGTAATAACTTATTTGAACTCCGTAAAGCTTGCTCTTGGAGAACACAGGATGCTGCTCACGACTATTTAGAACATCATTTAAAGCATTTGTGTCCAACGGCTTTTGTAGCAGGCATCGATACAGACAATAAAGATGATTTCGTAGATGTAATAGACATCATAAAATCAGGATATGGCGACTACACGTTTGAGTTGTTTGATGCCATTCCAGTAGATAATCATACCGTACACTAAAAAAAGTGAAAAAAATTTAAAATAAAATGAAAAAAAGGGTTGACATTTCTTCTTGAAAGTACTATATTATTAATATAAGGAATGGAAAGGAACCACTTATGATTACTACAGCTCAAGACTTCTGGAACAAAACTCCTCTTAAAGCAGTTGGTAAACTGATGGATCAAACTTTCAGCTATGCTCAAGATGCTGATGATAAAGACATGGCTGAAATGTACATGGACGATCATCGCGACGTCCTGAAAGCCATCCGTCTTTTCCGCCTTCATGACGGTGAAGGTCTAGCTGAATTTTGTGACAACATGGACACTGCTCCTCGTGAGCAATTGGTTCTAGCTTTCGCAGAAGATTGTGGCAAGGACTTCGTCGAGGCGTATCTTGGTTACGAGGTATGCTAATTTTTTTCAAAAAAGATGAAAAAAACTGTTGACATATCTTCCAAAATGATGTAAGATATATCTATCAAATCAAAACAAGGAACTTATATTATGGCACACGAACTTGAAATCATCAACGGTCAGGCACAAATGGCATACCGCGAATCAGCAGGTCTTCCTTGGCATGGCCTCGGTACTCCAGTCTCTGACGATATGACGCCACAAGAAATGATGGTGACTGCTGGTCTTGATTGGTCAGTTGAGAAAGTACCAACTTTCATTGATTACAATGGCTCAAAAGTTGAAACAGGACAGGAAGCTCTTGTTCGTTCAACAGACGGAAAAATCCTTACCCAAGTGGGTAAAGGTTGGAACCCAGTTCAAAACTCTGAAGCCTTCGATTTCTTCACAGATTTCGTAAAAGCAGGTGACATGATAATGGATACTGCAGGTTCTCTTAAAGAAGGTCAGATCGTATGGGCGATGGCTGACGTAAAAGACGGCTTCTCATTGTTCAACGGTGACGAAGTAAACGGTTACCTTCTATTCTCTAATCCTCATCAGTACGGTAAAGCAATCGACATCAAATTCATGATGACTCGCGTTGTTTGCAACAACACTCTAGCAGTTGCTCTTAACGAAAAGGGTATGCCAAGTGTTCGTATCAATCACCGTTCTGAGTTCGATGCTGAGATGGTTAAGCAAACTCTTGGTATTTCTCACAACAAGATTGAGAAGTTCAAAGAAGCTGCTGAGTTTCTTGGCTCAAAGCGTTACACAGATGAAACTCTTAAGCGTTTCTTTGGTAACATCTTTGGTGAGTCTAACCGTGAAGATCGTGATCTATCACGCACAGCTCAACAAGCTATGGAATGTGTGGAAAACCAGCCAGGAGACAACTTCCGTCCTGGCACATGGTGGAATGCATACAATGCAGTCACCTACATGGCAGACCACAAGCTAGGTCGTACTGCAGATACTCGCATGGCGTCGGCTTGGTTCGGAACAAATGCGAAGCGTAAGATTGATGCTCTTGATCTTGCGGTAGAAATGGCGGAGGCAGCGTAAGCTGCCTTCTGAAAGGTAAAGAAATGAAAATACTCGTAATGGGATTGCCAGGTGCAGGAAAAACCTGGCTTTCCGAAAGGTTACAACAGCACCTTGAGTGCGCTTGGTATAACGCAGACAAAGTACGTGAGATGGCTAACGACTGGGATTTCTCTCCTGAAGGTAGGAATCGCCAGTCTAACCGCATGCGTACTATTGCCGATTACGAAAAATCACAAGGAAGAACTGTAATTTGTGATTTCGTATGTCCTACTAAACAAACTCGTGCTGATTTCGACGCGGACATTACGATTTGGATGGATACTATTGAAGAGGGTCGTTTCGAAGATACGAATAAAATGTTTGAAGCTCCAAAGAATATTACCTTCCGAGTTGATAAGCGATTGAATGATGCTGGTGTAAAAGAATTAGTAGTTATGATTGAACGGTTACTAAAAGGAGAATAATGTCAGACGTATCACCTAAAAGGCACCTAGCCAAAGCAGTAACGTGGCGTGTCATAGCAAGTACAACGACAGCATTGATAGCAGTGGTTTTCGGTCTGCCGCCAAAAGCAGTTGGAGCTGTTTTTGTAGCAGATCTCATCATCAAGTTTGTCATGTACTATGTTCATGAACGCGTTTGGTATAAACATATTAAGTTTGGAGTTAATAAATAGATGTATGATAAACCGATTTTTGATTGGCAAAAGCCAACCGTTCAAATGCTGGGCCGTTGGCAGCCTTGGCATGATGGGCATACCGCCCTCTTCAAAAAAGCTCTATCAATAACCGGCCAAGTGTGTATTATGGTCAGAGATGTTGGCGGAATCGTAGGCAAAGATGCAGGCGCTGGCCGTACAGCAAAACAAGACGATAATCCATTCGGCGAAATAGCAGTCATCACACACATCGAGCAAGGGCTCGAAAAAGAGGGTTACCACAATGGACATGAATATAGTATACTATGTGTTCCTAATATTGTCGATATCTCCTATGGTCGTGGCGTTGGCTACACTTTTACGGAGCATGATCTTGGAGAAGAAATACACAACATCTCTGCTACAAAGATACGAAAACAACTCCGCGAAGAAGGTAAACTATAAAATTCACGAAATTATATGAGGATCTATGCCAATGAGTGATTTACCATCAACTATTACGAACGAAGATCGTAAAAAAGTTCAAAACGCTTTGAAGGAAATGTCGGACTCTATGACGCGAGTGGAAGCTGAAAAAGATCTACAAAAAGATATTGCTCAGCGAATGCTTGATGAGGTCGGTGTTCCTAAGAAGGACTTTAACAAACTTGCTCGCATTTATCATGCGTCAAACCTAATGGAAGAAGCAGCTCGAAATGAAGAATTCATGGAGTTTGCAGAAGCTATTATGGCTCCACCTGAGCGTCAGATTGAAAGCGTTGTTGGATGACGCCAGCAGAACAGGAGCGGATACAACGGGGAGCAATACGAACCTTACGGAGGTTAAGTAATGCAGTGGCTCATAGTAGTGTTATTTGCTACAGTTCAAGGTGATGTCTATATCTTCACCAATCCTACATTTGACAATAGAGAAGAATGTATGGCAAGTATCACAAACCCAGCACACCAAAAAAACTACATTAAACAG